AGTGAGCTACATTGTTCGATAGTTGAAAATTATTGGAAGGAAACAAATAAAAAATTTTCTAAAGATAAAAAAATACACGTATTTAGGTTTGGAAGCGGTGATAGATATAGAATGATTGGTTATAAATCGAATAAATGCAGTAGAGCTTTCCATATTTTAGCTTTTGATTTAGATCATTCTTTATATAACCATGGAAATTAGTGATTTTGGGACATGTCCCACGACTTTTAGATGTATAATGGCAATAGGCAAAAACCATGAGCAATCAGCTTGTGGTTTTTTCGTACATACATTCGAAACTATCAGCAGTTTCCCTCTGAAATTTATTTGGCTTATTTTCCATGTGTACTCATATGACATACTTTGCTGATAGTTTCTAATGTACATAAGACGAAGGAGGAATGCATGGGACAGGGTAAATATGCAAGAAATAGACCAGACAAAGACGGAACATTCAGAGCTGCGTTTGACAAGAATAAAAAGACTATCTATGCAACACAAACAATATGTGCGATATGTGGAAAGCCTGTAGACTTCTCACTGAAGTTTCCTGACCCAATGAGTCCAACGGTAGACCATATCATACCTATAGCAAAGGGCGGACATCCATCTGATTTGCAGAATTTACAGCTTGCACATCTATCATGCAATCGTGGCAAGTCAGACAAAGTAATCAACAAGAAATACATTGCAGATAAGAGCATAGATAACAGGGTTTTACCACAGTCAATGGACTGGAAAGCGTACAAAGCATAGGGGGGAGTGACCCCTACCACCATGCTTTTCGCAACCCACACCCGTTACTGCGAATATTTCTCGCTGAAATACCATTTTTTTCACAAACGACTAGTAAAATAGCCGCTTTTTTTATGGAGGATACATGATGACGAATTACAAAGGAATAGCATATTTGAGACGTAAGTTATTGTCTAAAAGAAGCAGAGTAGAAACAAGATATCGCTACTACGAAATGAAGGATTTGCACCAACCTAGAAATTTGATGGTGCCAGCAGACCTACAAAACAAATTTAAGTTTACTCTAGGATGGTGTACTAAGGCGGTTGACTCTATGGCCGATCGCTTACGGTTTAGAGGATTTAAGAATGACAATTTTAATATGCAACAAATTTTCGAAATGAATAACAGTGATATTTTGTATGATTCTGCCATTCTTGGTGCATTAATCACATCATGTAACTTTATTTACATTTCAGAAGATGAAACAGGATTTCCACGATTACAAGTAATCGATGGTGGTAATGCTACAGGAATAATGGATCCAATCACTGGGATGCTTGTCGAAGGATATGCAGTGCTAAAACGTGATGATAACGATAATCCGATGATTGAAGCATGGTTTATAAAAGGTAAAACAGTTATCTACGAAAAAGGAGAGAACCCATATTCAGTAGAAAATACAGCACCATACCCTTTATTGGTGCCTATTATCAACCGACCTGACGCAAAACGTCCATTTGGCCACTCTAGAATAAGTCGTGCTTGCATAAGCCATCAGAACAATGCAAAGGATGCATTGATGAACATGGCTATCTGCTCTGAAGTTAATTCATTTCCACAAAAATACTTGTTAGGAATGGATGTTGATGCAGAACCAATTAATGCAACAGGTAAAGCATCAATGTCAGACTTCCTACAGATTAACAGGGGAGAAGATGGTAGTGTTCCTACACTTGGACAGTTCTCCCAAGCACAACTTGCTCCATACGTTGAAGAAATTAAAGAGTATGCATCGTTGTTTACAGTTGAGACTGGTTTAACGCTTGATGATCTAGGAATCGCATCTTCAAACCCAACAAGCTATGAAGCAATTAGAGCATCACATGAGAATTTGAAATCTATTGCAGAGAAGGCACAGCGATCATTCGGGACTGGTTTTCTCAATGCTGGATATCTTGCGGCGTGTGTTCGTGATAAGTATCCATACGCAAGAAATCAAGTGTACTTAACAAAACCATTGTGGGAACCAATCTACGCACCTGATGCATCCGGTATTGCGGCACTTGGTGATGCTGCATTAAAAGTTAATCAAGCAGTGCCTGGATATATTGGCAACGATAGTATGAGGGATATTCTCGGAATAGATGGAGACAACCTCTGATGAACGATATTGTTCAGAAAGCAACGGTAGTATATTTACGGTTGATTGAGAATGACACTGAACTTATACGTCTAAGAAAATCGATTGAGAGCGGTAAAGCAAGTTATGAAGCTGCTCAAAAATATAGTGAACGCTCAGGACAGTTAGCAAAAAAAGCAATATCACAAGTCAGCAATGGTGATTTGACTATTACGCAAGAGATTCTAAATCCGATTTTAGAAGCAAATTATCAAGATGTCTTGAATGTAGCGTCACAGGCGCAAAATATTATATACGAATCTGCAAAGGTCAATTTAAAACCTGCTACAGTTTCATATGATAATACATACGCAGAAGATATTTCTTCTAAGCTTGAGAGCTATGACGATGTAGATGATGCACTTAATGCTATAGAAAATACTTTTATTTCAGCTTCGCAAAATTATGTAGATGAAATAGGTAGAAGAAGTGCCAAATTCATGGATGAATCTGGAATTAACGTTTTGGTTTCTCGTGAATATGATGATGTGGGAGTACACACTACAGATAAAGGCGGTGGCGACGTCTGTCACTGGTGTCTAGAACGATGCGGAACAGATGTTCCATACGATGAAGCGTATGACATGGGAATGTTTGAACGTCATCCTGGATGTGGATGTATTATAACCTACACAACTAAAAGAGGTGTAGTTATCCAGGGTAAAGGCGATTGGGAAACGAATAATTGGGAAACGTTGAAAGAGGCGCATGAGCGTGAGCGAAGAATAAGAAAAGATAATAGTAATCCTGATAAAGTTTTAAAAAAGTGGAATGTAATAGACGTGAAAAAGGAGTATCTACGTAATGCAGAAGCTGGAGTAGGAACAATTAAAGCTGAGGATGGATATTCGCATACATTGCATAAAGATGAGATAGAAGCCAGCCAATGGATTCTTAAAAATTTCGGAGGAAATATATCTTTAAAAAATGAAAGTAAAGAAGATGGGGTACATACTGCTGATTATCTATGGGATGGATTACTATGGGATTTAAAAACACCTGATGGAAATGGGAAACGTACTATAGATAATCAATTTAAAAATATATCTAAGCAAATCTTTGACGCACCTGGAGGAATGATTATGGATTGTTCAAACTTATCTTTTACAAATAATGAAATAATAGCAATGACAAGTAAAAGAATTAGGCTAAATCATTTTGAAGGAGATGTAATTATTAAACGCGACAATACAGTTATTTCAATACTTAGAAACAAATAAAAAATAGATTGACCCCCCTCCAACCGGAGCAGGACCAATCTTTACTTTTAGTATATCAAGTAAATATTAAAAGTCAACTTTATATATTTTGGATTTATGGAGATCAGAATGAGTAAATTACAGGCAACTGGACCACCAATTAATAAAAACGGATAGGGAGGATGTATGGCAGACACTAAGAGATTAGGTCGCCAAACACCAACTCAATCCGTTATATTGCCATACGACAAGACGTATGGAGAAGAAGCAATAAAGTTATATGAAAAATCAAAACGTAAAGCACAGGACTGGCAGAAGCTATTGATCTATGACTTACTTTCCTATGATGATGAAGAACTGTGGGTACATTCGAAGTTCGGATATGCAGTTCCTCGTAGAAATGGTAAGAATGAAGTTGTTACCATTAGGGAGATTTACGGTCTATCAAAAGGTGAGCATATCCTTCATACAGCGCACAGAACACCTACATCAAGTTCAGCTTTTAGCCGTCTATATGACATTATGGCTAAAGCTGGATACAAAGAAAAAGAAGATTTCATAGTAACTCGTCAATATGGACTGGAAAAAATAGAGATGATAGAAGGTGGTGGACTTGCATCGTTCAGAACAAGAACATCTAAGGGTGGACTTGGTGAAGGATATGATCTACTCATCATTGACGAGGCACAGGAATATCAGAATGATCAAGAGACTACACTGAAGTACGTTGTTTCTTCATCTCCAAATCCACAGACGATATTCTGCGGGACACCGCCTACAATGGTATCCTCTGGTACAGTATTCACACATATGCGCGAGAACACATTGGCAGGCAAAACAAGCAATACTGGCTGGGCTGAATGGTCAGTCGAAAGCATGACAGATGTCAATGATATAGAGGCTTGGTATGAGACGAATCCGTCGCTAGGTACGATTTTAACAGAGCGTAAGATACGTGATGAAATCGGTGAGGATGAATTAGATTTCAATATTCAGCGTTTAGGATACTGGACCAAGTTAAATCTGAAATCGGATATCAGCGAATCACAATGGAAGGAATTACAGGTTGATAAGTTACCTAAGTTAAAAGGTAAGTTATATGCAGGTATCCGCTTTGGTGCTGATGGAAAAAATGTTGCATTAAGTGTTGCCGTTAAGACAACAAACGATTTAATTTTTGTAGAAAGTATAGATTGTCAGCCGCAACGTAATGGCTTAGGATGGTTGGCTCGCTTCTTAAAGCAAGCAGAACTACAAAACGTAGTAATAGACGGAGCAAGTGGTCAGCAACTACTTGCAGACGCAATGAAAGAGGCTGGGATTAAGAAGGAGCCAATCTTTCCTAAAGTATCAGAGGTCATTGAAGCTAACGCACTTTTCCAACAGTGCTTAGATCAGAAGATGATATGTCATAAAGGACAACCATCATTAACTCAATCAGTATCAAATGTGCAACGCCGTGCGATTGGTAGCAACGGCGGTTTTGGTTTTAAATCCATCAAGGATACAGTTGATGTATCTCTGATGGAGTCAATGATTTTTGCGTTCTGGTCATGTAAGAAAACGAAGGAACGCAGAAAACAAAAAGTATTCTACTAAGGCGACTATGAATGGTCGTCTTTTTAGATATGCATCACTTTTACGTATACCTCACGGATTGAAGAGGAGAAAAGGAGACTTAATAAAATGGCAGATTTTACACCAATCACAACACAGGAACAGTTAGACAATCTAATCAAGGATAGACTAGGGAGAGAGCGTGAAACGCTAGCAAAAAAATACGAAGAATATACAAGCCCTGACGATCTTTCCAAGATTAAGGGAGATTATGACAAGCAGATTGCTTCATTGACAAAAGAAGCTGAATCTTCTGCAAAAAAATACGCTGATTTCGACCGTCAAATTACAGAAAGAGACAGTAAGATCAAGAGCTACGAGACCGCCTCGGTAAAAACGCGAATTGCTCATGAGACAGGACTACCGTATGAAATGGCGTCAAGATTATCAGGAGAGTCAGAAGATGATATTCGCAAAGATGCAGAATCTCTTGTAAAACTGATTGGCAAAAACAAGCCTATTGCGCCGCTTGCTGATCAAGAAGAGAAGCATGATGGTGGAAAGAATGCTGCAGTTAGAGCATTAGCAAAATCACTTAAAGGAGAATAAAAAATATGGCAACTATTACAAAATCAACAAACTTATTTCCAGCAGAATTAGTATCAGAAGTATTTTCAAAAGCTAAGGGACATTCATCTCTTGCTAAGTTATCAAATCAAACACCTATTCCGTTTGCAGGCAATACACAGATGGTATTTGCGATGGATGGTGAAGCGTCTATCGTAGGTGAAGGGGATCAGAAGCCTGCTGGTGATGCTAGTTTTAACCCTGTAACAATCACACCAGTGAAGTTTGTTTATCAGCATCGTTTGACTGATGAATTTACTAAGATGTCTGAAGAACAACAACTTCCTTATTTGGAAGCATTTGTGGATGGCTTTGCCGCTAAGATTGCACGTGCGTTAGATATTTGCGCTTTCCACGGTGTTAATCCAGCTACAAAGACTGCTGTATCTAGCTTAGCGGATAAGAACTTCGATATGGCTTCAATTGCTACAGTTACAACAACTGCAGGTAAGGAAGATGAAGATATTGATACTGCTGTACAGGCTATCACAGGTGAGGATGGCGTTGTAACAGGTATCGCAATGGCTCCGGCCTTCAGCGCAGCATTGTCCAAACTAAAGGTTAATGGTGTAGTGCAGTATCCTGAGTTCCGTTTCGGACAAAATCCAGAAGCGTTCTATGGTATGGCATCAGATGTGAACAATACAGTTTCATTTGGCACATCTAAAGACTTAGCCGTTGTCGGTGACTTCCAAAATGCATTTAAGTGGGGATACACTGAAAATGTACCATGTGAAATCATCGAGTATGGTGATCCAGACGGACAGGGTGACCTAAAGCGTACAAATCAGATTGTACTACGTGCAGAAACTTACGTCGGATGGGGAATCTTAGATAACGCATCATTCAAAAAGATTGCTAAGGCTTAATCATGCAGTATAGAAACATTAAAAACGGACGTGTGATTGATGTTTCATCTATTTTAATTAGTGACGTATGGGAGGCGGTTGAAGAACCGTCTCCTGTAACTACTAAAGAGAAGAAGGTGGTAAAGGATGGCAAACAACCTAGCAAGCGTAAATGATGTCAATACTATTTGGAAACCTTTATCAAATGCAGAACAGGAACAAGTAGAGGCGTTATTGCCAATTGTTTCTGATTCACTCCGTCAAGAAGCTAAAAGGGTTGGCAAAGACTTAGATAAAATGATTGCTAAGGGCGAAATACTACCAAACGTAGTAAAATCTGTAGTTGTAGATGTTATTTCGCGATATTTGGACCAATTATCATCCGATAATGCAAGTACTCTTTCGCAAGAATCACAGTCTGCACTAGGTTATTCATGGTCAGGAACATATGTGAATACAGGTGGTGGAATGTCTATCCTAAAGAAAGACCTAAAGCGTTTAGGCTTAACACGCCAGCGCTTTGGAATGGTGGACCTATATGGCATCCATTAAGGGTATTACTGTTAAAATCATTACTAGTGTTCAGACAGGTGTAGATGAGTTTAATGCTCCAATTTATGCCGATGGAGAACCTATAAAAGTTGATGATGTTCTTGTTGCTCCAGTAGGTTCCCAAGAAAATCTAGATGTAACTAATCTGTACGGAAAAAAAGCGCAGTATCAACTTGGCATTCCTAAAGGTGATGAGCATGTATGGACTGATGCAATTGTAGAGTTTTATGGTTATCGCTGGCACGTGTTCTCATTACCTCAAAAGGGCATTGATAAGATGATTCCATTACGCTGGAATGATACGTACTATGTAGAACGTTATGAGTAAAGGTGTAGAACGTCTAGAAATTAATAGAGAAGGCGTAGGTGAGTTACTTCGCTGTCCTGCAGTACAGGGCTATATAGAAGAACTTGCACGTAGGCAGGTATCAAGAGCAGGTGAAGGCTACGAGTATAAAATAATGCACTCATCAAAAGATGGGCGTGTTACAGCTCTTGTCAAAGCCGCTAGCGATAAGGCAAAAGAGGATAATCTAGAAAACAACACGCTTTTAAAAAGTACACAGGGGTAGATATAATGGTCGAATCAGAAATTATTAAACTGCTAAACAGTAAAGGTATTAAAGCCTATATGGAGCGACCTAAGAGCGCTCCTGATGAGTATGTAATCGTCGAGAAAACAGGAACATCTAGTAAAGACTGGGTAACAACGTCAACGATTGCAATTAAATCACACGCATCATCATTATTGAAGGCGGCTCAATTAAATGAGAAAATTAAAAAGATAATGGTCTACGCAGATGTTAAAGGACTGTCATCTATACGCCTTATTAATGATTACAATTTTACAAATATCGCAACAAAAGAGTACCGCTATCAAGCGGTTTTTTCTGTTGTAACAAGACAATTTATGGAGGAATAACATGGCAGAAACAAATACAAATAAAGCCAAAAACGTTTCAACAAGCAGTCCTAAAGTTACAGGCGCTGTTTATTACGCTCCGCTTGGAACTACACTACCAACAGACGCAAAGACTGCTTTAGATGCCGCATTTAAAGGCGTTGGATACATCTCTGAAGATGGTTTAACACGCTCACAATCACGAAGCTCTAATGATATTAAAGAATGGGGTGGCGGTGTAGTAGCAACTGTTCAAACGGAGTATAAAGAATCATTTAAATTCAAGATGATTGAAACGCTTAGCGACATTGTGCAGAAGGCTGTTTACGGTGAAAAAAATGTTACGGGGAAGTTAGATGGAACATCTACATCAATGACAGTTAAACATAATGCATTAGAACCAGTTGCTAACGCGTGGGTAATCGATACAGTAATGCTGGATGGAACACTATCTCGTATCGTTGTGCCAAATGCTAAGATTACAGAACTTGGAGACTTAGCATACAAAAAAGACACTGCTATCGGATATGACGTAACACTTAGCGCTATGCTAGATGCTAGCGGAAACACATCATACGATTACTATCAAGCGCCAACTGCATAGGAGAGTTAAACAATGAAGGGTAAGACAAAAACAGGTTTTGAGATTGAAATTAAAGATAGCGCGTTAGATAACTGGGAATTAGTTGAATTATGGGGAGAAGCGGATAAAGGAAATACCACTGCTCTTATCTCAGCTATGAAGATTTTACTAGGAGAAGATGGATATCACGCATTTAAAGAACATGTGCGCTCACTATCTAACGATGGTGTGGTGCATGCTACCAAGATGAGTGAAGAATTATCGAGCTTCATGTCTTCGATTAATAACGGAAAAAACTAATTGCCCTTGCCGAAATTGTTAATAAATATGGTGATGAGTTGACCTGCGACTTAGCAGAGACTTATCACCTTTTTAACTATAAGGACCTTCCACCAACAAAAGTGGCAGTTCTTGTATTCGGCTTAGGGGCAAAATCAAGAATTTATAAGAAAATGCAAGGCATCCAAGAAATCTCTGACTATTTATTGCTTCCGAGCATACATGATCGCTTATCTGAGATTGAGTATTTTTTGATACGAGACAGAAATATGGAGATGCCGACCAGATTAGTAGATCTAGTTTTAGGTCGTAAAGAAGAAATGGGTTCAAAAAAGGATACTTGCAAAACATATATTTCAGTAGATGACTTTAATAAGTCTAGATATGGAGGCGCGTAATGGCAAATGGAATCGAATTAGCGAGCGCCTATGTGCGACTTATTCCGACTACAGAAGGAATAGGGAATGCTATTTCTGAAGCTTTAGGAAAAGAAACACCTAAAGCAGGTGAAAGTGCTGGGAGAAATACAGGAAAATCATTCCTAGGCTCATTTACAAATGCAATGAGTGGAATTAGCCAATCACTAAAACCTATCGGTGACGAGATGACTAAGAGCTTGACACTTCCAATTGCTGGGCTTGCAACTGCGTCTATGGCAGCTTGGAAACAAGTTGATGATGGAATGGATACAGTCATCCAAAAAACTGGAGCAACAGGTGGTGCATTAAAAGATTTGCAAGATTCAGTTGAACTCATAGCAACTAGTACAGAGTTTTCATTTAAAGATGTTGGCACAGCCGTTGGAGAGATTAATACACGATTTGGGGCAACTGGTGGGATATTAAACAATCTATCAAATAGGTTTTTGCAGTTTGCAAAAATTAATGGCGTCGATGTTAATCAGTCGATAGATCAAGTGCAGAAAGCAATTTCTGCATTCGGACTATCTGCGGATGATACAGGCGCTTTTTTAGATACACTAAATAAAGTTGGCCAGGATACAGGTATAAGCATGGATTCGCTAGAAACTGGCCTTGTAACTAATGCAACTGCTTTACAGGGTATGGGTTTAAATGCCGCATCTGCTGCTACATTATTAGGAAATCTCGAAAAATCTGGCATTGATGTTTCGACTGCTATGATGGGTCTTAAAAAGGTACAAGCAAATGCAATGGCTGAAGGAATCAGCATGCAAGATGCTTTCGTAAAAGCACTATCTTCTACAGATGGTGCAATTTCTGTGTTCGGAGCGAAGGCAGGCCCGCAATTGTATGCCGCTTTCCAAAATGGCACTCTATCTGCAGATATGTTTGTTGATTCTAGCATATCATTGCAAGATGCATTAGGTTCTGTTGCTGATACTTATACGGCAACTTTAGACCCTGTTGACAATTTTAAAATCGCGTTGAATAACATACAGTTACTTGGATATAAAATCGCTGAGGCAGTCATGCCTGCTTTAAATGAAGTGATTGCCACATTAAGTGATAACGTTGCCGGTTTAATAGATAAGTGGGAAGGATTAGACCCTGGTATGCAACAGTTTATTCTTGCTTCTGTTGGGGTTTTGGCTGCAGCAGGTCCTGTTATTTCTATTATTTCTGGCATTACGGGCTCAATTGGCAAATTATCTAGTGGAATATCGATGTTATTAGGACATCCTATTTTATTAGCAATTGGCGCAATTATAGCAGGATTAGTTTTGCTTTATCAGAATAACGAGGATTTTAGAAACTTCGTTAATGAAGCATGGAAGAACATTCAAGAAGTAGTTGGCGGTGTCATAGATGCTATTGCTGGCTTTTGGACTAGCACATTACAGCCGACGCTACAAGCAATAGGTGATTTTGCACAAAATACATTGTGGCCAATTATCCAGGTTATTTTTATGGCTGTTGGGGAAGTTGTTCAGGCAGTCTTTAGTTTAATTGCTGGTTCTTGGCAAAATATTCTTTTGCCTGCCTTTACAGCAATTGGCACATTTCTTAGTAATGTGTTAATGCCAGTTTTTAGCACAGTATTTAATGGAATTGTGACGGTTGTATCAGCAGTTTTTAGCGCCATTTCAGATTTTTGGAATAGTGTTTTAAAACCTGTTTTTACAGCAATTGGTGATGCGGCAGAATGGCTAATCGATGCAGTAAAAGGACCGCTTACAACAATTCAAGATACTTTTACAAATGTCTTTGATGGAATCAAGTCATTCATATCTCCGATTGTTGATTGGTTAAAGGGAATCTTTGATTTTAATTGGAGCCTTCCACATATCGATTTGCCACACTTTAATATTTCAGGAGAATTTTCTCTAGTGCCACCAAAGGTCCCTCATCTTAGCGTTGATTGGTTTGACAGAGCCACAAAGAATCCGCGTATTTTAGATGGAGCAACCATTTTTGGCGCTAGTGGCAATAAGCTATTAGGTGGTGGTGAAACTGCAAGAGAAGTAATCATGTCTGAAAACTATCTCAAGAATTTATTGACAGATGGGGACAACTCATTATCAAAACGTTCAATTACTATTAATCAAAATAACTATAGTCCTAAAGAACTTAGTCCTTTAGAAACTTATAGACAATTGAAGAGAGCATTACTGGAGACAATCTAATATGGGATATAAATATTTAATTATTGAATCTAATGGAAAGACACTAGACTTCAGGAATGACAATCGGTTCATTCTATGCGATCCAGTTGATGGATTAAATCCTGTTAGTGCTGAATATAGTTCATCTAAAGGTGCTAACTATGATGGCGAAAGAATGACAAGCGCTAGATTATCAATAAGAACACTAACGCTACGTATTAAAGTGCTAGAGCCTGTTGATGAAAATAGACATGCTCTGCACTCTTTCTTTATGTCTAAAAAGAAAGTAAGGGTATATTACTACAGTCCTAGTTTAAATGCATATATTGATGGATATGTTGAAGGCGTGAGTGATCAACAGTTCTATAGAGATGACCTAATTGTTATTTCAATACGTTGTTTTTCTCCATATTTTATAGAAAATACAAAATCCATAACATCATATAACACGGTAAGTTATGGATTCCATTTTCCATTTAGCATTACTGTGCCAGTACCGTTCGGTAGCTTATCAAGTACAGACCACCAATCTGTTCTAAATAGAGGAACTGAAAATGTTGGATGTACTATCCACATAAAAGCAATTGGTGGAGATGTTATAAATCCAGTTATCTACAATCAGACTACGGATAAAAGAATGCATATTAAAGCGACAATCAACAGTAATGATGAACTCTTAATTAAAACGTCTGTCGGTGAAAAGAGCATCTTCTATATAGACGATGTAGCCTTAGATAAAACGAATATGATTGATAGTTTGGATAGAACTAGTGATTGGATCACGTTGTTATCTGGGGATAATTTAATCTATGTCAACGCTGAATCAGGAGTAAAGTATATGCAGGTAATTGTTGAGAACGAAACACTATATAACGGGGTGTAATATGCTTGCGAATGTTACAGAAAATAACGGCTTAAAACTGTTAGGTGTTATTGATAATTACTCTAGTTTGATTTGGACGGAATCATTTAAATCGACGGGTGACTTTTCTTTAGAAGTTCCTTTATTAAAAACAACCTTTGAAATTTTAAAGGTTGGTAGGCAAATATATTTGGATAAAGATCTAGCGCATCGCATGATTATTGAGAAGGCCCAAACTAAAGTGTCTTTAGATAAAGGATTGATTCTTATTGCAAGTGGTAGATGTGCAAAGTCGTTACTATCTAGAAGAATTATTTGGGATGAAATCAGAAAAGAAAATCTAAACTTACTGCAAGCGATTGATTTGGTTATCTCTCAGAACATGAGGGGATTACCAATTACGTTTGATAAATCTAAACATGCATTTTTAGAAAAGTATAAAACTGATGGAACAATCAAAAGTGCTAGCGTTTTAGATTGGCTAGAAGGTTCTTTAAAAGAATTTAATTTGGGGTATAGCTTGTCTTTTGTTAATGGGAACTATCTACTTGAGATTAAAGAACCTAGGAACACGAATGTGTTCTTTTCTTTTGAACGTGGAAACATGATTTCAAATGACTACTATGATGATATTTCAAAGTACTCAAATGTTGCGTTAATTCGTGGAGAAGATAGGGAAAACGCTCCAAGAGTTACCCAGAGTGTTGGGGATAAAACTGGTTGGGATAGGTTTGAAACATATATCGATGGTTCAAGTTATAGTTCTGAAATTGCGGGTAATAAGCTAAGCGAACAACAATATAAAAACATGCTAAAAACATATGCTACACGTGGACTGAAGGATATTAAAAGACAATATGATGTAGAGGTTGACTCTGGATTAGATAATCAATTTGATAAGTATTATTCTCTAGGCGATATTGCTCACGTTAAATCTTTTGATGGAAACGATGTGCAAGTTTTAGTTTCATCAACAACACTATCTGATTCAGCAGATGGACGTACATATTTGCCAACAATGGAGGTGGTAAACAATGGCATATAGATCAGGCTTCTTTAATGCAAAACAAAACACAGACGGCTCATATGATAGAACATATGACGCAAATGATATTTCAAATTATCTCGGAGGTTTAGTGAGTGATGGCGTAGTACAGTCATCTGCAGATGCTCTACAGGTCAGCGTTGAACAAGCATCCATGCAGGTTCAAATTAGACCAGGTAGAGCATTTTTAAATAATCGATGGTTTACTGCAGATTCTGTAATTACTTTACCTTTAACACGGGCACACGGAACTCTGTCCAGAATCACTGCGGTCGCGTTACATTTTGATGAAGTTAATAGGGAAGTGATACCGGTGTGTATCGATGGAACATTAGCAAGTTCTCCAACTGCTCCGCAACTTGATGATAAGTACTTATTGTTAGCTTTAGTTGCAGTCCCTGCAAACCCTAGCAATTTATCACAAATCACAGTAACCGATTCAAGAAAATTTGTACATGCATTAGTCAAGTATGATTTTGACCAAAGTGTATTGCAGAAAGAGTACATCAAAGCGTTTAATGAATGGTTCGAAGGTGTCAAGAACCAACTAGGAACAGATGCAGCTGGCAATCTGCAGAATCAAATCAATGCACTGAATCCTAAAGTTGATGCAGTTAATAACGCATTAGATTTTAATGGCCAGAGTACAAAAACAAAAGGCTCATTAGAAGTAACTGGCAAATTATCAGCAAAGGGTGGGCTTGTAATTAGCGATGATACTTTTTTAGTTAAAAGATTAAACGGTGTTGGTGCGAGACCAACATTAAATGCAGCTATAGGTGATAAGGAAGATGTTCGCATTACTGTTACGACACCTGACGGATACAAAGCAATAGGTGTCATTCAAGCATACTCTGATTTTAGAGCAAGTGTATCATTGTACAATTTTGTTAATAACGTTGCATATTGTTCAGTTTTTAATAGTAGTGGATGGGTTGGTGTTTCAACTGTGGTTAGCATAGATGTACTTTATGTTAGATGTAAGTAGGAGGATAGCCAATGATTATCGACGGTAAAAAATTCACAGAAGTTGAAAGTGCCAACAAAAGTATTGTTACTTTCAATAGAACAGTTTTTGAAAATTTAAAAATATTAATTGATTCGTTCGAAGTTGGTGTGATACATGACGTTTCATTCGACGACGGACTTTCATCGAAAATGTATACAGAGCCGTTAACATTTTCTAAATCTGGTACAGGTTACACCTTATCGTTTATCTTAAAGGATGTTCCTGAAAAAGACATAGAGGCAAATCGTTATAAAGAGGTGCGTCCATTAGTAAATGAGGTACTACAATCTGCAGGGATTGAAACAGTTAAAAAGTATATTGCATTTTTAGATGATTGGAATCCAAATGTAAAATACAAAAAGAACCGGCGTATCACATTCAATGGAGTTCCGTATTCGATTATTTCCGACCATACATCAAAAGATGGCCAGACGCCTGATAAGACGCCTTTGCTATATGACAATCTAACAAAGGAACGAGAAGCAAAACCGTGGGATGAAAAGAAAACTTATAACAAAGGCGACTTAGCAATCGCTAGAGGTATTGTTTTCGTTTCTAAGATTGACGGAAATAAGGGTAATGAACCAGGCTTCGGAAATGCCTGGGATTACAAAAAATAAATATTTTCTATTAAGAGCATGCATGTAGTGTGCTCTTTTTAGATAGAAAAGAGGACAAAGAAAAATGATTGAAAAAGCAAAAGAATTAGCATCAAGAGCAATGACAGAAGTAAATAGTGTTGAGGTTAAACCTGAAGATTGTTTTGTTGTTTGGTTTTGCAAGACTCTTCAGAACTGGAAAGCACTAGTCAGCACTAACGTTTTAAAGTCGTCTGCAAATGGACAGGCGGATTACTGCGAGGTAACTCACAATGGTGACAAGAATGAAACATACGTAGATGTATATACAAAAATGAAAAATATTAAATACGGTGTAGAAGGAGGAAAATAAAATGAACGGTTTATCACAAGTTATTATTTTAGCAATCATGGTTGAGGCAATTGTGGAGAATCTTAAATGTGCTTACACAGACTCACTTCAACCAAGTGTTATTGGTTCGCTAGTAATTTCAATTTCTGTGTGCGTGCTTACAGGAGTTGACGTATTTGAAATTATTGGACTACCAATTAAGGTTGCATTTGTGGGTTCTATCTTGACAGGTGTTATTGCAGCTCGTGGGGCTAATTTCGTGAATGATCTATTTACTAGATTAAATGGTCCAAAGAAGGAGGCTTAAGAATGTTGAGAGTAGTTGACGTTGCATCTCACCAAGCTGGTATTGTTACCGGAGCATTGGATTGTGATGCGGTTATTTGTAAAGCCACAGAAGGAACAGGCTATGTTAATCCTTACTGTGACGAACATTATCAGTCCGCTAAGGCCGCTGGAAAACTTCTTGGAGTATATCACTATGCCTCCGGTGGTAATCCTGAAGCAGAAGCAGAATTCTTCATTAACAATGTGCAAGGATATTTGCATGAAGCTATCTTAGTATTGGACTGGGAATCTGGGGATAATGCAGCTTGGGGTGATTCTAGTTGGGTTGCTCGTTTCTGTGCTCATGTAGTAGCGTTAACAGGAATTAATCCTATGATTTATGTTCAGCGTTCCGCAGCAAATCAATGTGTTGGTCTTGGTGATTATGGTATTTGGTTAGCGGAATATCCAGATTACGCACTACGTGGTTGGAATGACTATGTTGAGCCGAATTACTCTGGTGACTATGCTATGCACCAATATACATCATCAGGAGCTATTTCCGGTTGGGCTGGTCCATTAGACTTAAGCTTATTCTTCGGAGATGAGAACGCTTGGAGAGCTTATGCTGGCGCTACAGGCCAACCAGTACCTGCACCTCAACCACAAGCACAGACATATGAACAACCATCTGTACAGTCTAGCGATACTACATATATCGTACAGGCAGGTGATACATTAAGTGGCATTGCAAGCATGTATGGCACAACCTATCAGCATCTAGCAGCTATTAATGGCATCTCTAATCCGGACATTATTCATGTAGGAGATCGCATTGTGATTGATGGCGTAGTGTCAGCACAATCATCTGATGATGAATACTATACTATTCAGCCAGGTGACACATTGAGCGGAATTGCAGAACGTTATGGAACGTCGTACCAGTATCTTGCATACATCAACGGTATTTCCGACCCTAACAAGATCTATGTAGGTGATACTATTCGAGTAAAATGATATGACAGCAAAGGAAATTTTTGAATTGTTGCAGATACAGGGTATCGGAGGATTAGCACTATCCGTTACCCTTATAATCCTTTCTGCAATACAAATTGCACCAGTAAAATGGAATCCGTGGACTAAAATTCTCGGATGGCTTGGAAAGCAGATTAATCAAGATCTAAGTGCTAAAATTGACGGAATTGAGTCAAAGCTAGATAGCCATATCGAAAAATACACAGTACAACGTGCTGATGACATTCGTAATACTATCTTGGTTTTTGCGAATGAATGTTCAAGAGGAATTGTTCACTCGAAAGAACAGTTTCGGTTTATTGTTTCGAAATGTGATGCCTATGAGCAGTATGTAGAAGACAACCATCTGAAGAATGGTGTGATAACTGAAGCAACACGCTTAATTAAAGATACCTATCAAAGTCATTTAAAAAATGATAGTTTTCTAAAATAG